CGAACTGCTGGAGCAGCACCTCATCCGTACCCACCGGCCCCAGGTTCACTGTCCCCTCCTCCACCATCCGTCCGAACTCGATCCACATCTCCGCCGCACGGTTCACGAACTGATCATCCCGGATCGCCCGCTCCCCGAAGTTCACCCGCCGCACGTCCCACCCCTCCGCTCTGAGCGCATCGCACATCACCACACCCATGCCACCCACATCCGCGTAGATGTCCTCCGCCTTCAGCTTCCACTTCCGGAACTCGCTGATGAACCGGCCCACACTGGCCATCGTATCCTTGTCCCGCCAGCGGATCAGACCCTTCACCGTGTTCCCCTGCCTCACCACCATCACGCTCTCGTCGCCGCCGGCGCTGAAATCGCAACCCGCGGTGAGCCGATGCCCCTCGGTATCCTCCTTGGGTGGGCCACTGACCAGCTTCTGCCAGTCGGCGGTTCGGACAGCCGTCAGACTCCCATCGTCCTCCATGAACTCCGCGTAGATCATCGAGCGGACCAGCGGATGCCCCTCTCCCCAGCGGGCGAACTGATCGTCGATCCACTCCTTCCGGATATGCGGGCAGTCGAAAGCGGTAACGGTAAAGGTCTTCCACTTGCCATCATTCCGGCGGAATACATCGTAGAAGTACCCGCTGCTCCCACCTGGGCTGCTCATCAGCAGCGTCCTCGTCGGCTGGCACCGCTCCATCGACTGAAATATCCCGTCCGGCACCGCCTTCGCCTCGTCCACGATGTACATCAGGTCATTACTCGGACCCTGCACATGCCAACCTTCAGCCTTCTCCGGGTTGCTCGCGCTGAACCCGATGCAGCGGCTGATCAATTGTTGGCCATCAACCAACCTCGGGTATACATAGCGGATCTCGCCATCCTTGATCGAGAACCCATTCTCCTCGCCACCCAAGCCATTGATCATCTTCCGCAGGTGCGGCCATAGAGCATCAGCCACCTGTCGGTACACACCAGCCGTGCATACCACCAAGCTCCCCGGCCAGCGGAGCATATGCCAGATGACAGCCGACGCCGCCACCATGCTCGTCTTGCCAGAGCCGTTCGCGGCCTTGAGAGCCACCTTCGCATGCTTCTCGTTCAGAGCCCCGAGAACCGCCTTCTGCCACGCATAGGTATCGCGTAGGCCAAGCATCATCTCAGGGAAGTTCGAGAGCTGCTGCGCCTCCTCCAATAGCTTCCGCTGTTTCCAAGCAGGGATATGCGAACCCATGCCGAGTGAAGGGGATTTCTTGCGCTTAATTTGCTTGACTGCCATAAAATTGATGTGGGTAGGGGGAGGGGGTATCAGGTATCACCCCACCCCCCTCGTGGGGGTCCCCCATACCCCGTGGTTCTATGCATTGGACTCCTATCCATCGATCCTCTATGTAAATAGCGGCTACTACAATAGCGGCTTATTGTATTACTTCCCCCCACCGAAAGCTCCGAGTAAACTGCCACTTACTGACAATTCTTTTCCTTTGGTAGTATGATCAAGTTGAGCCCTGGCAACGTAGCCTCTCGTTCTCTCGAGCATCCACCCAGCGGCTTGCCAGTTCTGTTCTCCGCTCATGATTCGACGTTGAAGCAGCAACTCACCCTGGGCTCGAGCCTGGTCCAACTCCAATTGGAATCCTGGGTTTGCATTGATCCATCGGGACCACTGGGTTTGATTGCCAGATGGGAACCCGCAGAGGATCGCGATCCTATCAATTGGCATCCCGTATCGGGCCGCTTCCATCGCTTCATTTTTTGTAGCCTCTGACAGGATCATTTTAGTCCCTTTCTCCGGTTTCGCCCGGAGCCTAGGCTTTTCCACCTTCACCTTTCCCATGCCCGTCACTTTGCCCCGCAAAGTAAACCTGGCAATTCCTTTGGATTTTCTTTTACTTTGGAGTTGCTGAACGCTGCAAAGGGTGATCTCCTTTGCGTGCGCTCCGACGTCGGAGCATCCAAAACACCATGAAACCACGCACAAAACGAATCCTAGCGGCCATTTTTTGGCTCGCGATCATCACCACGATCATTCTCAACGGACTTTGGGAACAATCCCTCTGGATTGGGGGTTCCCAGTGAACGGCTTCATTCTCCATGAGGATCGCGACCGTGTCGTGATCGCGACCGGCTTCTCCAAAGCTTCCGACAACCGGAAAACCGGCGACATGATTCAAATTTGGATTCTCTGCAAAGCCGAAGACCCCGTCACCGCGATTAGAACCGGCCTAGACCGCCTCATCTGCGGCAATTGCAGACATCGTGGACACGAAGTTGACGGAAAACACGGCGTTGAAAGGACATGCTACGTCAACGAAGGACAAGCGCCGCTTGGCATCTGGAAAGCTTGGAAAGCGGGCAACTACGCTCCCCTGCGCTCCTTAGAGTTGTTCACTGGCCGACGTGTTCGCTTCGGAGCATATGGCGACCCGACCCACATGCCGCTTTCCCTCGCCCTCGCCATTGCTGGCGTTGCCTCCGGTCACACTGGCTATACGCACCAATGGCGTAAACCCTCCTTGCAAGGGTGGCGTTCCATCCTAATGGCCTCCGTGGACACGACAGCCGAACTCCTCATTGCCCGTTCCATGGGCTGGTCAACCTTCCGTGTGACACCGGATCTAGATCACCATAGCTTCGAAAAGCTATGCGCCAGTGAACGCAACGGGACCTCATGCGCCGACTGTTTATTCTGCGACGGGTCCCGAAGCGGTATCCTTTCAATCCATATCCCCGTGCACGGGACCGGAGCCCGGCATTTCAAGGAAGGAGTGACCAAGTGAAATTCCTTTCCCCCCCTATCAATTCGCTCGAGGCGGTTTTCCCAGGAAAGGGGAAGCGGGCGAAAGAGATTCTCCGGATGAGTCGTCGTGAACTCGAGGAATTGCCCGCGGGCGCTGCGCGGGTTCGCGAGTGCTACAACCCGCCTTCAACCCGAGACCTCCGAATGGAGTGCCTCAACGAATTGCTTGAGACCCATGGGGTTGAGACTTTTGAGACCGAAAAGGGTTGGTGCTATTATCTGAACGTCGGTGACCCGTACGTCACGACGGTCTTGAAATTCAATGGGCACTATCGTCTCTGCTGTTGGGGGGACATTGCCGAAAGGTACGGAGTATGAAACCCCTACTTCGTGTCCTATGGTATCTTGCCCTATGTCTCCTTTTCACTTTGCTCCTCCTCCTTTCGGCCCTTGCGGGCAATTGACATAGAAGCCCCCACCAAAGCCCCTAGGAATCCCCTAGGGGCTCTTTCTTTGCCCCGATAGTGTCGCCCCGCCCCGCTTGTCTTTCCTAGTGGGCCAGTCTCCCCCTTCCTAGTCTGTCCACTGGTCACTTGTCCCCCTCCTTCCTTGTCGCTTGTCCCCCCGCCAGGACTTCACACTAGATGACCAGGTACCCCATCGGACACCCCATGTCCCACCCCGCTATTTGCATAGCAGTCCAGGGTACGACACGCCATGTCCCACCCCGTTACACCCCGCCAGGATCCGCCCGCCCGCGCCCCGCGCCCGCCCCCGCGGTCCCCGAGTACATGGTGCGGTATTCCGGATCCCCCATACGCCATACGGAATTCGGAATTCGGAAATCCAAATTCGGAAACCCCCGAGCCCCGAGCATGGAGCGGGATCCCGCGAGGATGGAGCGGTACAGGACATTCTTTCCCTCCCCCACACTTTTCCTATTGACTCCTGAGCATGGAGCGGTATTGTGGGTCCCGACATGAGCATTCCCCTTGTTCCCTTCCTGCGTCTGCGTGACTGCGAGGAGCCCTTCGTGATGTGCGGTGAGCGGTGGCTATTCGTCACCTGTCTCCGTGCGGACGGCATGCCTGACATCGGTGTGTACCGATTCTCGACTGACCTGACGCACGACTATCTGGCGTGGCGCGAGGCTTTCAATCTGCGGTAAACAACGAACCAACGAACGACATGAAACTCAACGAGATCAAAGCGGCGGTGCTGGCCGGCAAGACTGTGCATTGGAAGAACCGCTTATATCGGGTGGTATGCGATTCAATCGGTCAATGGTTGATCGTTTGCCCATCGACTAAAGGATGCTGGGGCCTTACATGGGCCAACGGCGTGACGATGAACGGAGACGAATCTGACTTCTTCGTGTCCGCCGAAAGCGTTTAACCCTATGGACACATGGATACTACCAAAGCAATTACACACATTGGCCTGTGCGCTGGATACGGAGGCATTGAGCTTGGACTCCAGCGAGCAATCCCAGATCTGCGCACAGTCGCTCTTTGTGAGATCGAAGCCTTCGCCATCAGCAATCTGGTTGCGAAAATGGAAGCGGGACTCATGGACCCAGCACCTATCTGGCCGGATCTTAAGACCTTCCCTTGGGCAGCGTTTCGTGACCGCGTGGACATCCTCACTGGGGGCTACCCATGTCAGCCCTTCAGTGCAGCAGGGCAACGTCGAGGCAAGGACGATCCAAGGCACCTGTGGCCCTACATCGCAGACGGCATTCGACTTCTTAGACCCCGGTGCTGCTTCTTTGAGAACGTCGAAGGACATATCAGCCTGGGGTTGTCCGACGTCATCGAAGACCTGGCAGGAATGGGTTACAGAACGACGTGGGGCATATTCAGCGCGTCTGAAGTCGGCGCACCGCACCAGCGAAAGCGGGTGTTCATCCTGGCCGTCTCCAGTAGCTTCAGAGGTGCGGCAGGGCTTTCAGGATCGCTCCAGAGGCATGAAGGGGAGTCAGGAGAGTCTGACGACGGTGGTTGTGAAGTCATGGCCAACGCCGGCAGCCACGGACCACAAGGACACTGGGGAGAACGTGGACATGAAGAAGGTGGCAGCGAAATCCAAACTGGCGGGATTCGTTGCAGTGCATGGCCCAGCCGTCCCGGCGAGCAGCAGTACGGATGGGAGCCGCCCAGGGTTGTCAGTGGATTGGAGGACGCCGCAAGCCAACGAAGCCGGTGCGAAAGTGGAGACGCTCTACACCAAGGATGGACAACCAGCGAAGCCGGGACAGAGAGCCTATCGCAAGACGCCGGATGGTCGGATGGTGCTGCAATCGCAGACGATCAACCAACAGGTGGAGATGGTGAAGAGCTGGGCGACACCGGATGCGAGCGACAGGAGGAGCGACAAGTCGAGGCAGGTGGGTCTGAGCAATCAGATGAAGTCCGAGACATGGCCGACTCCAGCTTCATCGGGAGTGACAGGAGGCCCGACGGGTCTTGCAGGTGGAGCCGGGAATCGGGAGAAGCTGGCGTCGATGCTGCCGGATGCGGAGGCCAGGGCGATGGGATGCGGCAAACTCAACCCCCGCTGGGTGGAAACCCTGATGGGTCTGCCGGTGGGATGGACTATGCCGAGCTGTGCGTTACCTGTGACAATCGAACGGATGAACTCCGACTACTTGGGAATGGAGTCGTTCCAGCAACCGCA